GCATCGCGTATGACGCACTGTGGGACTTGTTGAAGGAGTATCCTCCGCTTACGGCATCACATATTTCATGCCACACATCCCACGATTCGTCTGCTTTATAGCCACGAGCCATACTGTCTTCAATAAACTTTATGGTTAGTTCCTTGTCGTTTCGGATATCTTTATTCTTTCTTACTTTCTTGTCCGCGTACGCGATATCCCAGCCCGCGAAGGTTTGGCAATCAAGGAGAAACTGTTCTTGGTACGTAATAAGCCCCTCTGTTTCCTTTAAGTACGGAAGACGTGCAGGATGAACTTCCCAATGTTTCCCACCACGTCGAGCAAGATATTCCTCCCAATCACCTGTGCCGGGTCGGATAAGAGCGTTGATAGCAATGAGGTCACGGAAGTTTCTCGGTTGCTGTTGCATGACTTTTCCTGATTGGTTGTTGATTTGGAATACTCCACTTACATCACCTCGGCATAACATGTCATACACGTCTTGGTCTTCCAAATCGATGTTTGACAAATCAAATTCTTTTCCTGATGCGCGTATGCTTTGTATCGCACCGTGCAATACAGGAAGGGTTTGAAGTCCAAGGCAGTCAAACTTGAGATGCCCCACGTCCTTCAGCATGTCCATATCCCATCCAGCCACGTGGATTTCGTTATCTTTATCCCATCCGAGCGGAACCGTATCGCCAAGTCCGTCGTAGATGAGTACTCCTCCTGCGTGCTGTGAGGTGTGGGATGTTACGTTTTGCAGACGTTCCATCACATCAAATTCGGTTTTGTACTGGCGCTGATAGGATTGCAGTTCAGAAGAGTTTTTTACCGCATCAAATAAATCCTTGCATCCTTCCGGGATGTGTTTCGTTACTTCCGCCTGCACGCTCATGCTGTGACCGAACGTGTTCAGTACTTTCCTTGCCACGGCTTTCGGTGTCATGGTTCCGTAAGCAATGATACGGGATACATTCGATACTCCGTACTTCCGTTGCAAATCCTTAAACACAGCTTGCTGGTCGGAGAAATCAGTGTCAAAGTCAGGCTCACGTCCATCAGCCATGAATCGTTCGAACAGGAGGTCATAATCATGTGGTGGAATTTCCGTAATACGAGTGGTGTAAGCGACTTTCGACCCCGCACCGCTTCCACGACCTTCTCCCACCAGTTCACCACGTCCTTTAGCGCCTGTGACGTAGTCCTGCACGATAAGGAAATAACCGCTGTATCCGTTTCGGTCAATAACGTCAAGTTCGTGCTGGAGGTATTCCATGTATTCTTTTGTTCTGTTAAGTCCACGATTTTTACTGCCTTCCATGATGAGTTTTGCTAAAAGGGAACGCTCTGTCTCTCCTTCCGGAATGGTGTGGAACTTTGGAAGGTAATGCCCTTTTTCGATGCGTGTATGGCACTTATCAGCAATTTTTCTTGTAGTGTCAAGGGCTTCTTGAACCACTTCTTGAGGTAGTCCTTTAAACGTTTCATGCATTTCCTCCTCTGATTTGAGCCAAAAGTCGTCCGAGCTGAATTTGAAACGCTTCTCGTCGCTCATTTTCTTTTTCGCCTGCATCGCAAGTAACACTTCATGCGGGAAACTGTCCGTTTCAAAGGTGTAATGCACATCATTGGTGGCGACGATTTCGATTCCTAATTCCCTTGCAATGGCGAGTCCTCTTTTGTTGCAGAGGTATTGTTCAGGAATACTGTTGGGCTGGAGTTCAATGTAGAAGTCGGAACCAAATACATCTTTGAATTTTCGTGCCCATTCTTTCGCTTTTCCAATTTCACCAGCCATGATAAACTGATTAAATTCACTGCCAAGACAAGCAGAAGTAACAATAAGACCTTCTGCATGTTCCTTCAATACCTCCCACGTGAGAAGCGGATGGATATGTCCAAACACGCTCCGGCTGTTTTCTTTGCTTGCCCATTGGTGCATCTTGAACATGTTGCGCAGTCCCGTGTTATTCTTGGCAAGGATGAGCAAGTGTCCGTCACCCTTTGCGCCGAGTTCTTTGGCTTCATCAGAATACTGCCAGTAGAATTCGCACCCATGAATCACTTTTACTCCTGCCTTGTCGCCGTATTCCTGCGCTTCCCAAAGGGCGGACATAGAACCGTGGTCGGTGATGGCGATGAAATCCTGCCCGTGTGATTTGGCGGTATCAATGAGTTCCTTCACCTTTGCCATTCCGTCCAAAACAGACCCTTTTTCGGTATGGGTGTGAAGATGACCGAAATTACACATTGCTTAATTTCCTCATTTCTTGTGCTAATGCATGTTCTGCTTTGTGTATTTCACTTTTGGCATTTGTGATTTCGTTTTCGATAAGCCCTTTTTTGTATTTTAAATCACGTAGCACATTGTCCCAATAGGTTGCACGTTCTGATATTTTGTGGATTTTGTGAATATCCATATCATTCAATCTCCAGTGATTTGTGCCCTTCACGGATGGCAAAGTCAATGGCTTCTTTGATTTCATTCACTTCATCACGTTTTGTACTTTCCTTGATTTTGCGTGTCTTTCCGTTAGCGCGTTCCACCCATAATTGATACTTTTGTTCCACCTTATGGATATTGCAGGCAACGATTTGTTCTGATTGACCTTTCATGACTAACCACAGCATTGTGTTTCCTCCTCGATAGTTTCGATTAGTTTTTCTAAGTACCACTTGCATTTTTGCAAATCTTGCAGTGGATTGTCTTTCTTGTCGTAACGCATGATGTACTTAATGGAACACCCTGCCAAATACCCGATGAACTGTTCTTTGCTCATTGTGTCCTGCATCACATCAATAACTTCGTATTTTCTGTCCTTGTAATGTGATGGATTGATGGCATCTTTCTTTTCTTTTACTTGTAATAATGGCAAATCGCCGAATAAGTGCATGTTTTCTGATATGAATTTGCTTCTTGATTCCAGTGATGGAAATACGTGTTTATCTCCGTCTATTGTGACCACTTCATAAGCACCTTTGCTTCTCGGCATAGCGTTGTTTCAACTCCTCTCTTGATATGGAAGCGGGGTCTTCCCCATCTTCAAAATGGACAACGTAATTATTGGCTTTTAAGTGGAACATTCCTTGTATGAATTTGCCTTCCTTGTTTGTGTATCCTGTGACCGCTTTGGCGAAGGCGATTCTCCCTGCTTTATCCCCGTCGTAACTCCATATTAAATCCGCACCGGTACGCATCAGAAGGCGGTATTGTTCCTCCGTCAAATGCGCACCGAACGTGCAGACTGCGGTGATTCCGATTTCGTGATATGCCCACACATCCGGTATTCCTTCGACAATCACGATGGTTGACAGCCTTTGTGCGGCATCGAAGTTATACAATATCTCCTTTGTTTCCAGTTGTGCAGGCTGGTGTGACCATTTCGGCATGTCCTGTGCCTTGATGCGCCTGATACTTACCCCTATCACATCGTTTTGCTGTATGATTGGGAAAACTAAACGGTGATAGAGGGTGTACGGCTTCTCTTCCTTATTGATAAGGGTGATTTTCTCCGCATATTTCAGACCGAAATGTTCTAATGTTTCAGGGTGAAAATCACGAAATTTGGCAACGTCACGCAACACGGCATCAATTTGATACGATTGTGTAGCTTTCTTTTCTGTACGGGCACGCATCGTGCGTATCCATTTCTTCATATCATCCATGTAGGATGCTTTTTGTTCGATGATTTCCAAGTTTTCAATGTCAACACCCATAATACGCGCTACAATCTGCACGGATTCAGGGAATGACACCTTTTCAATTCGCTTGACTAGTTCATAAGCGTCACCACCTCCACAACCGCCTGTGTGACAATACCATAAGTTGTTGGACGTGTTGACGGCAAAACCGGTTGAATTATTCCCTCCGTGTAATTTGCAACAAGCCCGAATCATGGAACCTTGTGGTTTCACACGGTCGAAATCGTAATGCTCCAGCAGTTTAAGCATATCGATATGGTCATTGAGGTAGGTGACAGCATCCATTTTACATACTCCTTACTTGTTCAAGAAGCCAGTGTAATTCACGCTTCACTTGTTTGTAATTACCGTCTTCGTACAATTCGATGATGCACTCAAGTTGGGCGATAATGTTACGCATCACAGTTCGAACACATCCTCGGCTTCTAACTTGATTTGCGTGGCTTTAAAGCCTAGTACACGCAAAGCGATAAGAAGTGATTCAATGCTTTTTTCACCCGGCGCTTTACGCAGAAACACAATCGCATCGCTGATAGACTCCTTTGATGCGTCTGTTTTGATGAAATGTGAGCTTGATGCTCCTTCGTTGTACATGATAATTTCAAATGTTTTCATGTTCATTCCTCCTAGTTTGGGTTATACTTCCTCCTGCCGAAGTATCGGCTTGTTAAACATGATATTGATAGGGTCACAGTC